TGCGTGAAGATGATCCAGAGGAATGCATTGCTCAAAGGGAGAAGGCAGACAAGCGGAAGGCGATGGTTGAGAAACTAAGGTCTGAAGCCGTAAGTCAGCCGGCATACACGGATGATGAGTTGGTATCTGAACAAGGCAAGATGCTTGAGAACAACCCGACCTGGGTGGTAGACGGCAAGGCAACTAAGGCATATGACGCCGATCAGAAGCTGATGAACGAGTATTTCCAAGCAAACGGATTCACTAACGAAGACGTGGCGGGAATGTTCAGAGCAAGATATATCCAAACGTGCTTGAAAGCCGCAAAGTTTGATCAGTTGCAGGGTAAAGCCTCGAAGATCAAATCGAAGGTTAAGAAAGCAACTCTGGTGACTAAACCTGGCAAGCAGGCTCGGCAGCTTAAAGCCGTCAAGACCCGCGAAGAACACTTTTATGGAAAGTAACGGAGTTTAAATTATGGCTACTATCGGCAACGTTGTACTTACACTGACTGATTGGGCTAAGCGCCTTGATCCTGATGGTAAGACAGCATCAATAGTTGAGATCCTGTCTCAAACAAATGAAATCCTCCTTGACATGTTAGTCAAAGAGGGCAATTTGCCAACTGGCGAACAAACCACCATCCGAACCGGTCTACCTGCAGTCGTCTATCGTCTGATGAACCAAGGTGTCCCGAAGTCCAAGTCAACCACCGCGCAGATCACTGAGAATACCGCTCAGTTGGAAGGTCGGTCAGAGGTCGATAAGGATGAGGCTGAGCTTAACGGCAACGTCAACGCCTATCGTATGAGTGAGTCTGAAGGGTTCATGGAGTCTATGAACCAAACGATGGCTAACACCCTGATCAACGGCACCGCAGCAAACCCTGAAGAGTTCGTAGGCTTCTTGCCTCGATACAGCGACTTGTCTGCTGTAAACGCACAGAATATCCTTGATGCCGGTGGTACTGGTTCAGACAACAACTCGATCCTGCTGGTTGGATGGGGTCAGCGTACCATTATGGGTATTTTCCCTAAGGGTTCAAAGGCTGGCCTGGAGCACGAAGATCTGGGCATTATCGATGCGTTCGACAGCAACAATAACCGGTTCCGTGCTTACGCTGATCGGTTTGTCTGGAAGAACGGGCTGGTGGTCAAGGATTGGCGTTATGCGGTACGTGTCGCGAACATCGACACTCCTGCGCTGGTTGCACTGACCGGCACACAGGCTATCACCGCAGCTACCTCAATCATCAAGATGATGAGCCGTGCAATTGACCGCCTGCCTTCGCTGAACAACGTTAACACCGCGTTCTACGTCAACCGCACTGTGGCGTCTCATCTCCGTATCATCGGGCTTGAGAAGTCGTCTAGCGCCGTAGTAGTTCAGGAAGGTCTGAACCAGTTCGGTGACACCATCTTCACTACTCGATTCCTGGGTATTCCGGTTCGCATCGTTGATGCGCTGGGTACGTCCGAATCACGCGTAGTTTAATAGGAGAATCATAATGATCTTAGATGCGCAAAATCAGTTCTCCGACTCTCAGGCGGTAACGACTGACGCAGTTGGTACAAACGTGATCGATCTTTCACAGGATCGGTCGATTGGTAATGGTGAGCCAATGTGTGTGATGTTCACTGTCATCGTGGCAGCGGATCAAGGCTCTGGTGATGAGGATTACACCTTTGACGTTGAGTATGCGTCCAACGCTGCTCAGTCTACCGGTCGTCAGTTGATCGGTCGTCGGGTGTTTGAATCTGGCACTCCAGATGCACCGGCTCAGGATGCTGACTTGCTTGTAGCAGGCTTCAGTTTCTTTATTCCGATTCCGCCTACCAAGCTGTCAGAGAGTGAGCAGTTCCTGGGCATTCGGTATGACACTCTGGGTAACACGCCAACCATCACCATGTCAGCATTTCTGATGCCGATGAGCATGGTTGATGCAACCAACGACTACGTTGACGGCTTCGACATCACTTAAGGAGTGAACTATGAAGGTTCGGGTTAAAGAAGGATGCATTGGTGTTTACGGCATTGAACAGCGCCGTGAAGGTGATGAGTTCGAGATTGTAGCTAAGACTCATTCTCTGGAAAAAGACGACAAGGGTGACCCTGTTGTCATTACGGAGGAAGAACAATTTAGTCATCGATGGATGATCCGGCTCGACAAGCCAAAAGCTAAGCCCGGGCCTAAGCCTAAGAAGAACGTAGAAGAGTGATACCAGAGGGGGAGCAATCCCCCTTTTATCTAATTCAGGTGTGACACAATGGCGCTAGATACGTTTGAAAACCTCAAGCTAGAGATCATTGATTGGTCACACCGAGGCGATGTTGATCTGAAGATTGACACGTTTATTCAACTGGCAGAATCTGAGATGTACGCCAACCAGATCGAGCCGCTCAAGATCCGCTCAGAAGAAACCCTAGCAACAGCAACGATGGACTCTACAACACCAAGCCGGTTCGTTGCCCTGCCTGATGGCTTCCAATCAATGCGAAAGTTAAGCCTGCAGATCGTCAACGGTGAGAACTTTGAAATTGATTACCGCACACCTAGCCAACTGCGAGTATTAAGCGCAGCCGGGCAACCGTGTTTCTTCACTGTAACAAGTCAGCTAGAGTTTGATCGATTCCCTGACATCGATTATGACCTAGAGCTTCAATACATCAGGGAGTTCACAGCGCTATCAACTGCCAACCCTACCAATACAGTGTTAACTGATCACCCCACTATCTACCTGTTTGGTGCGTTGTGGGCGCTTAATAACTGGGCAGAGAAAGAGCAAGACGCTGCCAGGTACTTCACCCAGTTCATCAACGCCATTCGTGGAGCAAACAAGAAAGCTGATCTTGGCAGATACGGACCCTCCCCTGTGATGACTGTTGACGGAGCCACGCCTTAGATGGCCTTCCAGACGATACCAATCAACATTGCGGGGCCGTCCTATCAAGATCGGTCTAGACCTCTGTCATCGCAAGAGACTCGCAACTGGTATCACGAAGTAGTCCCGAGTGGCAAGAATCAATTCGTTATCAAGTCCTTTCCTGGTCAAACCGTGTTCGATTCAGTTACTGCCGGTGCTGATCGTAACGGCACAAACATGGCCGAGGTCGAGTTTCGTGTGGTAGGCAACACCCTGTATCAGGTTGATTCAACCGGAACCCACACATCTAGAGGCACGATACCAGGCGCTGCCAGGTGCATTTTTGCGAATGACGGCGTGAATCTGTTTATTGTTACCGGAACCAGCGTGTTTTGGTATGACGGATCAACAGTAGTCCAGGTGACTGACCCAGATATCGACGGGTCTAAAGCTGTCACGATCATCAACAACCAGTTCGTCTACACAAAAGACACTCTGTATGTGGTTTCAGATGTTGGTGATGGATCGAGCGCATCAGGCCTAAACGCGGCAGGAGCAGAGGTTTCCCCCGACAACCTAGTGCGGGCTTACACGTTCGACCAGGTGGTCTATCTGCTTGGTGAGCGCACTGTACAGCTTATCTACAACTCAGGCGTTGGATCACCGCCATTTGATAACGTTGAAGGCTCACTAATATCTATCGGCTGTGCTGCTATTCACTCAGTAGCGAACACGAAGGACGCCATCTACTGGCTGGGGTCTGATCGCAGTGTCTACAGGGCAAGAGGGGGCGCAGAGGAGCGCATATCATCGACCGCTATAGCTAACGCCGTTGAAGGGTATGACAGAGTAGATGATGCGTTCGCCTATACCTTCGTATTCCAAGGTAAAGAGTTCTACGCGATAGACTTCCCTGATGCCCAGCAGACCTGGTGCCTGAATGAGGAGCTTGGCACCGATGGCTGGTTCGAGCTGTCAGCAGGCACAGAGGGCGGTGATTACAACATAGCCTCTCTTGTTAATGTGTTCGGTAAGAACCTGATCGGTGATAAGGCGACCGGCGACCTTTACGAATTAGACATAAACCGATTTGACAACAATGGAGCAGTCTATCAGCGCCGCCGAGTATTAGCCTCAATCAGCGGCGAGAACATAGGCAACCGCGGTAAGCGCATGCAAATGTCCCGCTTCGAATTGATAATGGAGATGGGCGTTGGCCTGATTACAGGGCAGGGCGAAGACCCTAAGATCATGCTGGAGTATTCTACTGATGGCGGAAAATCATGGCGCGAAGGTGATTGGCTTCGCATAGGGCGGCTGGGAGAGACAAACATCAGGGCAGAATGGTGGTCCATGATCAGCTTCTATGACTTGATGATTCGCATCACTACATCAGACGCCGTTGATTATTCGATTTACTCAGGCTCGATTGATATCAGATTGGCGGGCAGATAATGGCTTTAGTCAATCCACCACCGCAGTTCAGGCGACCAAAAAAGATAAACGCGGATAAGGAATTACGGCCTTACTTTGAGAAGCTAGAGTGGCTGCTGTTCCAGCTATGGACAAGGACAGGTGGAGCTGACGATTCCGTAGACGAGACGGTCAACTCCCAGGTCGATACAGATGGTCTGTTTGGGCTGTTCAGCCGCATATCTGATCTAGAGTTTAGGAACGTAATACCGACAGCCATCGATTACACCACGATTGGCAGTGATATCGTTATCTGCACAGACGCGGTCACTATAACCCTCAATGATGAGCCGGATGATCAGGAGCTAGCAACGGTTAAGCGAGCAGCGGGGCAGATAATTATTAATGGCAACGGTAAGCTGATCGACGGCAATACCACGTTGCGGATAAACGTCAAATATACAAGCCTTGACATCATTTACACCGTAGAAACTGATAGTTGGCATGTGATATGAGCAACAACGTACCAGAATTACTACAAAAGACCGCCTTTGGGGAGTTATCGACTGCCGAGAACACACCCGTTATCCAGCTGTCTACCCAGTATGGGCAGCTCGGTCAGACAGACAGCATTAACATCGGAGGAGGTTCATCTGGATCTTTAGATAGCAAATTCTTCGCCGTTACCGGAGCGGCCACGCCCTCTCTAGGTTCTGTCATTAGCGAGCGAGCACTAACCTACCGTCCAGGGCAGGGGGCGAAAGGTAGATTCACAGCCAAATTTGACACTCCAGCGACAGGCAGCGAGCAGGACGCCGGTCTTCTCGGATTTAACGATACCCTAACATTTGGTTACCAAGACTTAGTCTTTGGCATCTGGTACAGGCGGTTTGCTCGCCAAGAGGTTCAGCTTCTGACTGTAACGACAGGCGCTGGAGGTATAGAGAGCGCCACAGTCACCGTAGATGGCACAGGCTACACCGTCGCACTAACAGCAGGTTCGACATCACACACGGCTTACGAGGTGGCTCAGTCTCTCAATAGTCAGATTGAGTTGTGGGACTTTGACAGCACAGGCGCAACTGTGACTGCAGTTCAGAACCTGGTAAGCGCCACCGTTGGTTCTTTTGCATTCTCGTCTGCGACGGCAGTGGCATCTTGGGCGCAGGTTGAAGCGGCTGTAGAGTGGACGGTGACTTTCATCCCCGAAGCAAGCTGGTCAGAAGACTTTGATTTCACGATAACGCCCGACAAGCTTACGCCGTATGAGATTAGTTTCGAGTATCTCGGCGGTGGTGCTATAGAGTTCAAGGCCGAGAACCCAGATACCGGAGACTTTGAGGCCGTCCATATCATTAAGGCGGCGGGTACAGGTGATAATCCAACTCTTTTAAACCCAACGTTTAGGCTGGGCATTGCATCAGAGAACAAAGGGAATGCCACGGCGATTAGAGTGGAGTCAGCATCTTTTGGTGGATTTATTGAGGGCAAGAAGCTCAATACGTCAGGGTCGAAAGGCGACGCAAACACGGCCGCAGGTGTGGGGTTGCTTCCGACAAACATAATCACGCTTCGGAACAGAAACGAGTTCGGAGGTATTAGGAACTTGGCAGAAGTTATCATCGGGGTGCTGGGTTCATCGACAGATTCAGGCAAACCTGTTGACTTACAAGTTATCAAAAACGCAACGCCTATAGCCGGGTCGAGTTTCACATTCGCTAACTTTGACACAGCTGATTCAATTATGCAGACAGCTATCGACCAGGTCGTGGTGACTGGTGGGGATGTCATAGCCGAGGGTGAGCCAGGGTCTTTGGACTTCGCTGCGCTCAATCAGATATTAGTGCCAGGGGAAAGCTTAACCGTAGCAATGAACACAACATCAGGGGCGGCTTCAGTGATGAAAGCCTCCACTGTTTGGTTTGAGGATCAATAATGGCGCTTAGATCAAGTACAACAGCAGCGACAGAAAGCGACACCAACAACACTATAATGGCTACGACTGCAGCCCCGATGTTGCAGTTTGATACTCTTATAGGAGTTGCATCCACTGCCGGCCTTCGCGTTGTAGAGAAAGAACTGGCTGCATCGGTGATCAGCGGGGCGGTAAATATAGAGCTACCTGATGACACGTTCAGCAATTTCAACAAGGTCGTTGAGTGTCTCGTTGATCAGGGATATACAGTGAGCGCTACAAACACTATGAGCGGCCCTGTTTTGTCAACCGTGACCATTAAAGTCGAGTGGTGAGAGAATGGCAAGAGCACCGCAAAATCTAGACGCAAGAACAGTAGTCACAACAGACCTAACCACTCTGCACACAGGCGTGGCCGGCACTGTTGCGGCTGGCCTAAGCTTGGTTGTTACAAACGGCTCTGCAGTGATTAACACATTTAGCGTCTATTTTAACGATGGCACTACGGATAGGATTCTGGCAGTCAGAAAAGTACCTGCAGGAATTGGCAAGAGTTGGACTGTTGACCAGGCGGCAGGACTGAAGATCAACGCAGGCGACTCAATCAAGATACAGTCGTCTGTAGCAGCGTCTTATAACACAGTCCTATCAGGGTCAGAAGTTACATGATCGTAGAGAGTACACAGGACATTGGGTTGATTAAGTCGATACTTTGTCACCCAGAGATATACAGGACGATCATAGATGATAACTGCCCACCGGTAGAGGAATTCACCCCACCACTGGAGGATCACAACTATATCGTTGGTATTTATGGAGATGATGCAGTTGGGATTATGGTGTATCATTGGGTTGACAGTAAATATTACTGCCACATCCAGGTTTTACCAGAATTCAGGAAGGAGCACGCTTTAAGCTTTGCAAGAATGGCGCTTGACATCGGCCTAGCCAAGAACTTGCCAATATACGCCGAGATTCCCTGTATTTATGGGAATGTTGTTAGATTTGCCGAATCGTTTGGGTTTAAGTGCATCGAAATCAAAGAAGATGCACACCTTCAAGACGGCAAACTATCAAACGTACAGGTGTTGAGGTTAGATCATGGGATTTGTTAAGAACACAATAGGCGCTATTACTGGATCATCTGCCGCGGATGCTGCTGAAGCAGGGCGTGTAGCGCAGGTGCAAGCCACGCAAGAGGCCATCGCCCGGCAAGAGGCAGGCGCAGGACGGGCGCAGGAGTTTCTACAGCCGTTTGGCGCACCTGGCCAGCAAGGGTTGGAGCAAGCAAGCTTCCTAACCGACCCTCAGCAACAATTCGACTTCCTACAGAGCAACCCTTTATTCAGCCTAGCGCTAGAGCAGGCACAGACAGGCACTCAGAAGCTGGCAGCAGCGAGAGGGCGGCTGAGTGCGGGCGATACCCTTGAGCAACTGAGCAAGAACGTATTGCTGTCAGCATCTCCATTGATAGGCGATCAGAAGCGAAGCATTGCGGGTCTATTGGACTTTGGGCGGGGCGTAGCGGGCCAACAGGCTAACGTTGAGATTGGGGCAACCTCTAATATATCTCCTCTGCTTCAAGATGTCGGCAATATCAATGCTGCGGGCGGTATTGGCGTAGCTAACGCACGGGCAGCAGGGACATCAAATCTTATCAACTTGGCAACGCTTGGAGCAAGCGGTGGATTTGGCGGGGGAGGTGGTGCGGTAACAACTGGATTAACACCAACCAGATTCATATCACCAGGTGCCCCAGGTTCGGTTGGTCAGGGCGGGGGAGCCGGACTCTAATGGCAGCAGATCCTAGAGTACTACTTGCGGGGCGTCCTACAGATGTGGGCGCTTCATTCGGCAATGCGTTGTTGAATGTTCAGCGGCTTGAGCAAATACAGCAACAGAGACAGCAGCAGGAGCTTAACCAGCAGCTCCAGCCATTGCGTGACCGCCTGCTAGAGGCGCAAGTAACTACGGCAGAGCGGGGAGTAGCGACCCCTACGCAGCAGCTTGATGAACGGAACACGGCGCGGCTTAACTCTATCGCTCAATTTTCCCAGCAAGCACTCCCCGCATTGGCGGCTGGCGACATAGAGGGTACCAGAGCGCTCTTACAGCAACGCAGACAGGGTTTAGTAGAGGCAGCAAGGCAAGGGGAGCGGGTTGATACTACTGAGGTTGACGAGGCACTTAAGCTATTAGACAGCAACCCTAAATTACTTGCCCAACGTATGCAGCAAAGCATAGATGCCTTCAAGCAGCTACAGGCTCCGACAGGAAGCGCAGGACAGAGAGAGTTTGCGAATCTAACCGCTATAGTTGATGCTGATCCCGAGTTAAAAACGAAAAAAGGGCAGGCGGCTGCTATTAAGCTGGGGCTTGAGCCGAGAGCAGGTATATCAGCAGCCGAACGAATTTCTGGTGATCCATCCCTCACTACTCAGGTAGCAGAGAGCCAAGCCCAGATTAAACAGGCGGAAGAGTTTGGCAAGAAGACCGGAGCATCAAGAGCTAAAGCTATTGATAGCGGATTCGAGAGAGTCGGCAAGATCGCCCAGAACATTAGAAACCTTGACCGAGCCATCAAAGCGGTTGAGGCAGGAGCAGGCACAGGAGCGATTGAGCGTAGATTCCCATCAATCAAGGCTGCATCTGTTGAGCTTGATCAGATACAGGGAGAATTGGCGCTTGATGTCATCGGCGCAGTTGCATTTGGCGCACTGTCCGAAGGTGAGTTGGATTTAGCCAAGCAGATCGCTCTACCAACTGGATTAGACGGGCCTCAATTGATCGCTCACCTACAGGCCCGACAAGTAGCACAGACGAAGCTACTCAACTACTTCCAAGAGCAGATTGATTTCCTTGATACGGGGGGTACGCAGGCGGGGTTCTTGCGGAAGAAGACGCGAGAGGCGCAGCCAGCCGGTACTGCAGAACCAGCGGCAGCTGCTGTCACGACTCCAACAGTGTTGAAATTCGACGCCCAAGGGAATCTAGTGCAATGACAATCCAGGCTCAACTAGCTGACGGAACTGTTTTGGAGTTCCCAGACGGGACTGATCCAAATGTTATACAGGCGACTGTAAAGAGACAGATAGGCGCAGATCCTCAAATTGACCCTAATATCTTAGCCAGAGCACAGCAGCGTAATCCTGACTTGATCCCAAAGCCTGAAGTCGGGCTTGAAACGTTCGTCGATCCTGCCTTAACACTGGCCACAGGAGCCATTGCAGAGCCGCTAGCAGGTCTTACAGGAATTGCAGCCACGATTGCTGAAGGGCCGGAGGCTGGTGCAAAAGCGGTAGAGACAGTTCGTAATGCTCTGACCTTTCAGCCCACCTCGGCGCAAGGCAAAGCAGGTCTGCAGGCGCTGGGTGAAACACTGGAACCAGTTGTGGATGTGTTAGAGAAAGGCAGAAAAGCAACAGGTGAGGCTGGTTTTGATATTGCAGGGCCGATTGGTGGGGCAGTAGGGGAGGCCGCATTTGAGGGGTTACTGATGGTTGCTGGTGGATTACCAGCGAAAGGGGCGGGAAGACTTCGGCGTGCTAGCAAGGCAAAGCCTAGCCCGGAACAGGCTGCTATATTGCAGTCTGGGAAAGAGTTAAACACCCCTATATTGACAACAGACATATTGCCTCCTGATAGCTTTGCTGGGAAAAGCTTACAGCAGCTTAGCGAGAAGCTAGGGCCGCTTGGTACTGGTAATAAGAGGGCAGCACAGCAGCGTGCTAGATCAGATATCGTGGTGGAGTTGGCCGATGAATTCAATGCTGATCTAGATGCTCCGTTCGAGGCGGATATCGTCAAATCACTTAAAAAGAAGAATGCTGATGAGTTGTCTATAGCGTCAGAGCAGCGGAACAGATCCATAGACACACTAGTGCCTTTTGGTGATGTTCCTGTAGCCAAGACTCAAGCAGCTATTCAGAAACAATTAGATAGACAAGCAAGATTAGGACTGAAAGCAGACTCATCGCAGATCGACAACCTTAATAATATTAGTGGTTCAATTGATGGTAATGACTTTAGTGTAGTCAAAGATATCCGTCAAGAGGTTATAAGCGACCTAAAGGCAGCGAGGAGAAGTGACGACGCCAGAGCAGCAGGGGCGCTGCAGTCGATAAAGTCGGCTATTGATAAAGATATGATCGCTTTTGCCAGAAAGAACGACAAGAAGGCGGCAAAGGACTGGCTTGCGTCGAATCGTAAGTTTGCGTTCGAACTGGGGAATGTCAAAAATACAGAGCTGAAGAGGCTGATCGAGACTGGCGACATCACTCCAGAGAAGGTTGGGCCAATCCTTAAGGGTGGCAAGATTAGCGAACTACAACGGCTAAACAAAAGCCTTACGCCCAAGGGTAAAGAATCGGCGAAAGCAGCGATTATAAGGAGCGCCCTTACAGATAGCGGTTTCTTTGCGTCTCCAAACCCAGACAGATTGGCAACGACTTTGCTCAAACCTAATTATCAGAAGGCTATCGGCGTGTTTTTTAAAGGCAACGACAAAAAACGTGTAGAAGGGCTGAGTAGGCTATTAGACGCGACGCGTAGGGCGCAGCAGGCGGCTGTTTCAACCCCGACGGGGCAGCAGATTATTCCGCTAGCAGTAGGGGGCGGGGCAGTTGCAGATCCGTTAACAACGATCATCACTGCAGGCTCCCTTGCTGTGGTCACAAGGGCTTACGAGAGCGCGGCGGTCAGGAATCTACTGATAAAGCTTGCTAACTCTAAGCCTGGAAGCGCAGCAGAGAGAAACTTGATCCTTTCAGCCGGTGCAGCAACAGCAGCGACGATACAGGCACAGCAGGAGCAACAATAGATGGCATTCGCACCGATAGCACTAACAATCCCTCAATATGAGGACTTCCCTAATCAGTGGCTGAAAGCCTTTGAGCAGGGAACAACTACGCCTCTGGTAATGGCCACAGATGCCACGGGCGGGACAACTGTTGCCAAGTTTCAATTAGACTCTCTGGGATTCCCTGTTACTGCCGGTAGCGCCCGGCTGATTCCGTTTATCAACGGGCGATATGATCTGTGGCTTTTCCCAACTGCTGCAGAAGCTGACGCAAACGATACATCCAACGCTATTCAGTTCGCAGACAATCTAAATGCCGATCCACTGTCTGACACGTCTTCAATCACATTGGTCTTTGATAACGTTGCCGACATGCAGACCGGCACCGCACTAGATGGATCGACGGTAACATTTTCTGCCGGTCAGATTCTGTCAACTGGTTATGGTGATTGGCAGGTTGTCACGGCCACCACAAAGATCGCCCTGACTGGTGGTTTCTTTGCGTTACCTCTAAACGGCGTTTGGGCTGATGACTTCTCTACCGATGGCACAACCTTTACCGATGTAGAGATCCAAGCCGCACTGGTAGCCGCAGATAGCACCACCGGCACAAAGCTTGGTGAGAATACGTTTATCATTAACAACCAAGTGGAGGCCCGCACTTCTGTAAACGAAACGGATATCATTCAGCCTACTAACTCTTTTATAGGTTTAGGCAAGAACAAAACAACAGTAATTAACCGATTTGCTGGTAGCTGGTTGCGTCACCGTCCTACTGTAGCTCAGGCAGCTTTGCTGGGAGATACTATTGGCGCTAGATTCACAGGATTCAAGCTAAATGAAATGACTGTCACCACAGACGGGTCAAGCCCGTCAGGCGCAGCAGGGGCTGAGATATACTCCGCGTGGTTTGGGGAGTCTATCAACTATGACGAGACCGCCCTAAAAGGTAACGGGTTCTCAATACCTCTTGACGCGACCCTTAATGCACAGCCTGACCGTTATTCCTGTGGTGAATTCCGCCTTATCGGCTTCACATCATCAGGAGGAACCGGCATTGGCGTCAACATCGAGACCCCATCCCTAACGCTAAGGATGAGCGATTTTTATATCATTACGAATGCGATGGGTGGAGTTTTTCTGCCAGGCGCGGCTCACCACATTACATCAGGGACAATCTCGGGTAACGGGGCAAGCAACGGCGTTAACGGTGCAGATGGGTTCGGCCTATTTTTAGCCCACGCAACTGGATTCACTCAACATAACGTTCGCGTACAAGGGATTGAGCTTGATAACAACTGGGGCCGAGATCTTATTATAGACGGGTATAAGAATGACATTGATACTCGGATTATCCAGAACGGCACTCTGGGTGTAGGTGGTAATACCTTCCGCGCTACCGATATGATTTTTATAAACTCAAGCGTGTCTGGATTCGCAGCACAGAACAACTTGAACATCATCGCTAGGGTTGATTCTGCTGCGGGTGCGGCTATCAACGGCATCACTACGACCGACAGCGCCACGACAGAGGACAACGTTGCCAATATCCGGTTCCTGTTTGCTGGTGGCGATGACGTGTCGAATGTTACGAAGGCGAACTTTCTTGGCACCAGCAGAGAAAGGAATGTGTTGATTGAAGACGGGCATGTAACTGCTGCTTCTCATCAAGGAGCAATCGATAACACCAACAAGGTATTTATCAAGTCTGACGCCTCCAACGCTCTAGACATAGCTGCACAGAAGATCAGCTTCTCCAGCACATGGGATGACTTCGGGTTGTGGAGCAATGCCAACGACGAATACACGGTCCCGCATACCGGTCTTTGTACTGTTAGATTCTCTGCACCATTTCGGTCGATTATCACCACAGACCCGATATTCATAGAGATTCGTATAGACGATGTGCTAGCCGATACCATCGAATGGCAAGACGGGATTGTTAGCACTTCAGGCTCTCAACAGCTCAACTTTACCACCACGGTTGCGGTTACTGCTGGCGAGGCTGTCCAGATATACGGCAGAGCGGGGAGCAATGACGGAACGTTTATCCTTAGCTCGACACCTGCCGGTATCACCATCTTCATGGAGTGAATAGAGGGGCTATTGCAGCCCCTGTTTTATTGCCTTAGGTCAATCATCTCTGAAAGATCCGCATGCTGGTGAGCCTCATAGGTCCAGCAGTCATCGCAATAAACGAAGGCTGGGGTAAGCGGCTCATCAAACATTGCATACATCTGCTTGATGTAATGAGCGTTCCATTTGCTGCATTCTTCTTTGAAATGCGTGGCTCCTTCTGGGGCTTCTTGGGTGATCTGGTTGCGACGTTCTTCATATCCTTTCTTGAGCATGGTGATTCCTCCGTCTTATTGATTTTATCCAAATAGAAGTTTGACCTTCTGCCAAAAGGTAAGCCCTTCGTGGGCTGCCTTCCTTAAAGCCACGTATTCTTCTTTGGGGATAATTGCGTACCCATCAAGCCCGATAACTTCTGCCCCATTGTTGTTTATATAGGTTATATCCTCGCCAGGCCGAAGGTCTATGATGCAATTGCGAATAAACCCGTAATTGTTGTTGACGAATGATCCGTCTCTTTCTGCTCGGGCGTTGACCAAACTGATAACGTTACTCATATCCATCTCCCTATTCCGTGTCTCTAATAATACCCAATAAACTCCAATCTGCCAGCGTTAAATTCATCGCGCAGATCAACCATCTTCGCATGTTCATCCCGGTAGTGCTTAGCAATCGGCCCTTTACCTTTCGTCTTCCTCGCTTCACGGCCTAGAGAAGTATCCCGCATCTTCTCAAATAGCAGGTCTTGTTCGGCATCTGTCAAGACTGTCTCCCTGCGTTGTTGTGTCCCACCCTCCAGGAAGTGGCAACCGGTGCACAGGCATTCGGCATTCATTGGATCGAACCGGATAGACCAGTTACCCCTTGAATGGTGGTGAGAGCACTCTATGCCGTTCCTAGAGCCTTCAGGGTAATACTTGCCACATCGCTCACAAGTCCAATTTGCACGCTCCCTGATACACTTTGAAAAAGCCTTATCAGCCTGTGTTGTTTTTATAGCACCCATCACATCCTCCTCACCTGTTAGCTGGTTGTTATGCACCGTCGCGTTCATATATTGCTTGCCGCAAGTACACGATCATATCTAAGGCTTCTTGGTAAGCGTCAACTAAGCAATCTCGCCCGTTGTGCGGCTGGAGTCGGGTGTTGTGTTTCCTTTCACCCATGTCGTCCCGGTCGCGCATATCTACCAGCACTAAGTCCCAAACACATACATTGTCGTTGGGTATTGAAGGCGGTTGTTTCTCGTTCAAATCAGTCATCACATCCTCCTCTCTATACGTTGTCCCGATATCTGGGGTTATTTGTCGCTAAAATTCGTTTCTAAATTAGCTTGAACATTGTCGCGGCCAATCTTCAGTCCAGCCAAGATGCCTATGGCAAAAACACGGGCGTCACGGCCTTCGAATTTCTGTTTCTCTCCCTCGATTTCGAGTTCAATAGAGGGATTCTCTATTTGCCCTGATGCTACTTGGTACAGGGAATCTGCATGGTTAATATTCATACTCGTCTCCTATCACTCAGCAATCCCGTAATCATCCCGAAGCTGCTTATTATGCTCAATCTTATCGAGCTTGTTCTCTATTGCAATACGCTTAGCAAACGCGGCGTCTGGTTGCATATCGCTATCTTGCCGCACTGTGCGCATACGTCGCTCCATGATGTAATCTACTGCTGCTTGTACGTTGTTCATTGCTTGCCTCCGTTGCTAAGCCATCTGATTCTTAAGCTTCCAGAACCGGTAGGTAGATTTCCTAGCTATCTTATATCGGTCCTCAATTGACATCTTGTATCTATGTAGCCGACTTGGCGATTTTATTATCCGAAGCCGCTTACCTTCTGCCAAAGTTATTAGTCCGGCAAATTCCGGGATGTCATCGACAGACGCCACTCCTTCAGCAACAGCGTACCAGAAGTAATTAACGCACATATTGCCATCGATAAGCGCTTGGTGCTTTGGCTTGTACCAAGGCTGCTGCGCTCTATCTTCCCAGCGTGTTTGCATGTAATTGATCTGCTCTTCTTTCGACGGCCCACGATAGTGGATGAACTTCTTTTTGTCGGCCAGAAAATCAGATCGAGAGGTTTTGACTTCAAACTCATCACACAACCCTGATTTGCGAATACAGAACAGATCGGCTTCGCTATCGTGCTGAATAAATACATTGGGTAGCATCAACTCATAGCGCCGAATGTGGTCGCCATAATTAGCAAGAGCCATAATAATATCGCTTTCTGTCATCCCCTCATCCTCCGTTAGATACCCGCTCAAAGTAGTCTCTATATTGCGCCTGTGTTTCTGGATCTGTCCAGCTGACATTTTCTTGCGCACCAAATGCAAAAAGGTACTCGATAAATTGAGACGCCTCTTTGACTCTAAAATCTGAGCTTGAGGGTCGAATCTGAATAATCCTCACTCTATCCAGGCTCATCACTGACCGGCCGGGTTTAGCCAATGGCGTTCCAGCTAGCAACATCTCTTGCCCAAAGTCATCGATCAGAACCGCTTTGAGCCACTCGCGATCTGATTTAATAGGGTTGTCATGCTCGTCTTTGAATTCAACCTGCTTGAAGATGTCGCCGATCATGGCGTGATAGCGAGACTCCTGTAGGCGCGTCTTAGAGGCTCTGGCAACGGTTATGTCTAGGGCGCCGCCGCGCAAGACTTCGCCTACGTAATCCCAGAGCGCCGTTAAAACGGGGCGTCTATCACCACTTGTCTTAATCGTGAATAGCCTACTCATCGGGTTGATCCGTGGTTTTCGTGATAGCCATATTTAACCCGTGCAGCCTTTGCGGCTTCGATCGCGTCTTCTTTATTGGTGAAATACCCGAGATGCTTTCTTCCAGATTCTGTGCTTATTTGAGCCCGCCATTTGCCAGTACCCTTGTGTAAACTGACGCCCACAACGCCTGAAGTGTTATTACAACTAAGCGATTTGTTCTTGTTATTCTCGCTGTTCGTCACGTCTCGCAGGTTGCTGATCCAATTGTGCAGGCCGTCATGATCTTCGTGGCCGATATCGTTTTTGGGAAACTCTCCATGGACATACAGCCAGGCAAGGCGGTGAGCCTTATGACTCGCGCCATCTATCATTATCAATCGATAACTAGTACGCCCGTCTTGATGGATGTTTCCTGCTTCAGAGCCAGCAGGAGCACGAGAGCCTTTGTTGACCAGCCACGTAAACACGCCAGTATCTGGATTGTAGTGAAGTAATTCTTTGAGTTTTGCTTGTGTGATCATGCGAACCTCTCAATCAAAGGTTATCAATCAGAACGAGGCGGAACAGGTGATTGAGTCCTGGCTTCGGGTTCGATGCCCTATCCGCTTAAGTACCATAGTCCCTTTCAGGCGAAGGCGCAATCACTCACTGGACTTCACTTCATTAACCGCTATCTGACCCAACACTGCCCCGACATACTCGGCCAAACCCATATTGTCGCGCTCCCTCTCATAGCCTGCAGATATTACATCCCTGATGCGCTGTGCTGCTTCTGGGTCGATATAGGGACGCGCTGATAGGTATTGATCAATTAAGCGGCTTGCTCTTACTGCGTCAAGGTCGGATACGTTGTTCATTGGTCGGCCTCCTCTTCGATTTTGTTCGCTTCGAGATGCAGCATGCGAGAAACATTCGTCAAGGCTAGATAATGCCCTTCGCCGAATTTGTCCTCATAATCTGGATATGCCTCCCTCCCAAACTGCGCTGCCCATTTTCGCAGCAATCCAACGTCGTGAAGCTTGAGAGATGCTGCGCGTTGTCGTGGCAATATGTCATAGCTGCGGTTAGTTGATGCCGTGGCTCGACAATGCCAGTCGTATTGCTGCTTATCCGCCATCGCCTCAACAACCAAGTCATAACTGGTGGTTAGCGTTTTCTCCAGCTCGATCACCTTTGCCGCCAACTCGTCGCGCTCTTTCATCAGCGAGGTGTTTTGGCTGTTTACGAACTTAACTGTTCGCTCAAGGTCTTCACGCTCGATAGCACCACAATCAAGCAGCGCCTGCATGTCTTCTTTTATCACATCAGCGGTGTAACTCATCCCTCGTTCTCCTTCGTCTCTGGCATATCGTAAAGCCTGTAAAGTATCGCGGCTGTAACAATGCACCCTGCTGCAAATCCGATTAGTAGGTTAGTCATCGTCTAACTCCAAAGCCTTAGCGGGGTAAATCTGCACAGAACCCGGATGACACTTGCTCTCTACGCAGTACCCTACCGGCGTTAACACAGTGCTGTAGAACCCGACAACTCGCCCCGCCCATTGCGCCCCGCTCTTCTTCCTGACTGGATCGCCTTGTTTAAAGCTGGCTGGGTCACTCATCACTCAATCTCCAATAGTCGGGCTGTTGCTCGGGTCAGCCTGGATTTATACTTCGGCACCTGACCTACCAATTCTTGATAGCTGATCGGTGTCAGTCGATATTTCAGGAACATGTCCCTTGCAGCAGGTTTCATCGCCTGTAGCCGGTCGCATATCAGCTTTAAGCGACGCCCGGCCTCAAGCATATTACACGGGCCTTCTGAGTGTGAAAGATCACCTTGTATGTCATCAAACACTGGCTGTGAATCATAAACCATGCTGCGCCGGAAAGTGTTTACTAAGCCGCCCCGAAAATTAAGCCCTGTATTGTTAACTATACGCATGAGCCAGCCCTCGAAGTCACAGTCACCCCTGAACTTATCGCAACTCAACCAAGCTGATAGTGCCGCCTCTTGCGCGATATCTTCAGACCAATAGTGAGACATGTTTGATGTCAGCCTACGCATGCGCATGTAGACCGATGGCGTCAAGGCCTGCTCAAACGCTTCAGGAGTCACCCCCGCGTGTCTCTAACGAAGTCATTAATTCCTGAAACACCGAAATATATGCCAAGCAATGCTTCATCCCGACACTCTATTTTCATTTTGGTGAAAATGGTACTGGCGAAAACGGCGTTATAACTGCCCTTGCACTCAGTCTTAAAAATCGCAATCGGGCTTTTCATAGTTGCAGCCCGGATGCGCTCAATGATCACGCTGGTTGTTGATACGCTCATGATCAATTCTCCAAGTATTCAGTTAAAACGGTTTCGGTTACGCTTACCATGTTGATCGTGTCGTTAAGCAGTTGGTCATGGCAGCGAGGGTTTGAGTGGCGATGGCTGAGGACTTTGCGGAATACCTTCACGAACCGCTCAGATTCAAGCAGGACCACAATTGAGTCCTCATCGGTACTATCGGCGTCCATCAACTCTTCCACGCGTGCACGTACAACCTCAGCCTGTGTGTTGTGGTAGGGCGCACCATCGGCATCGTGCTGCCCGGCGTGACCCTCTCGCTCGATCTCCGCTTGAGTGTTGCGACATTTGTCGTTATTATCGTTTTGCATATTTATATCCTTGTTGCCCGATTCGCGTCGGGCTTTTTTATGGCTGTTGAGTTTCTTTGCATCCTGTACAAACTGGGCCGTCATAAATCCAGAGTGGGTCGCCGTTAATAGGGTGATGTAATTCGCTTTCTGGCAGGCTTGACCATTCATACAGTCCACACTCTGCACACTCATCAAGCGCCATATCAATCTCATACCAACCAAGCTCGCGCATGATTCTCTGCTGCGCTTCGTTATCGCACTCGAAAGCACCAGCGCCAAACTCATCGGAATGCTTATCTACCGAAGGCTCCCTACGGCACCGGAGATCAATCCAATCAAAATCACACAGCCACGGCGTATAACGCGCAAATGACTTTGCTGCTGATCGTTTGTTAGCGAAAACTAGAATGCTCGCCTCGCAGTGATCAGCAGTAACCACAAAAGCCAACAAGGTATCTACACTAGGCTTATTCTCCTTTCTTTCGCTCATATCAGTCTCCCGGTTAAATTTCACACCTACACGCCACCAAATACACGCCTAACCCAATTTAATCAGACTCGTGGCGTCTTGCTCTCGAATTTTGCCCAACTCATCCTCGATCATCACATGGCCCGGCTGGCAGGCAAACGACTTCACGATCCAGAAGAAGCTAGCACCGTCTTTGATGACAACAGGATCGCCGATTTCCATGCTGTTACCCTTGGCGTCCTTTAGTGAGTTCATGGTGAATTCTCCCTGTTGTTTATCTAAGTATGGACCCCTGACGCGTGTGCGATAGTAGACCTTCGATGTAGGAATAATTCCTAGTTTCTAGCTAATCGACTAGCTCAAGATATCCAGCATGTGGCGCTAGATATTTAAACTCAGTGTTGTTTAGTGGGATAATCTCAATCCACTTGTACGACGGTGAAGACGTCCCTTTACTCGCCTTCAGGATAACGAAACCACCCCCGATGCCTGCAAATAGATACCCACCCCTCGAATAGATACCTACCTGTTTTTGTATGTAGGACTTCGTTTCGATGATAACCGCCGCATCGTCAACCCTGTCAAACGATCCGCCAGTCTGACTGATAGTTACTGTCTGGATTTCTTTCTTCATGATTCTGCCTTCTTCATCTGCTTGGCCGATGCTCTGGCCTTGGTTATTAAGTATTTAAACATCGACCCTTTGCAACTGGCGCACTGAGCCCAATCCTTAGCGGCCTGTCTGCCACAATTCTCTGCGATGTATGCCGAAGACCCCTCTTCGATCAAAGTGGATTTGACGTTGCTTTGTATGAAATCTTGTTGGTCCATCACTCACCCTCTCGCTTTAATAACCGCCAAACGTCTTGGCCAGAATCAATTTATATCTATCCCAGCTGCCTCGAGGCCCAATCTATAGCTAGACCACAAACAAAAACGATCACTGTTCCTATAGCTAGAACCGGGAATATTAACGCGACCTGCCAAACAGCGAATAGGCAGAATGCGCCAAAAAAAGCCATTATCACCACCGCAATTACTTTCTTAAACTTGTCCATCTAAACCTCCGCTACAGGTAGTTTTCAGCCATCACGATCTAAGCATCTGCCTCATCGCTTCGATATTCTTCTTTGCCGCCTCTTTGCTGACGCGACCCTTATGCGTTACCCCTGAAGGGTTGTCGATACGCATATCCACCTGAACCGGCTTTCGCATTTCGCCACCAGCAACGAGATATTTCAAAACTGATCGGTAGTGCTTGGAGAAGTATTTGACCGCTTTCTCTCCTGACATCTCTTTGAATGCGAAAACGTCAAAGCCTTGGTCTGACACCAAGTGGTAGATAATTGGGTTCAGATCGCAAACGTCTCGGTTCTGAAGCGGCATGGCGTAATAGCCAATCAGATGCTTATATGCGTCCATCGTCTCTAGCGCCCCCATTTGCTCACTGGCGGCTTTATGGCAGAAGCCTATGAACTGGCCTACTGTTGGCCAGAAAGGCGACCCAGAGCCACGGCAGGCGTTCAGACCAGCCTCAATCAGCGAATAGTCAGAGATACCTGCATCCATCAGACCACCGAGCCACTCTTTTTTTGCAGCCTGCTCAGCGGCGGTTGTGGGGATAGCTTGCTTCCAAGCGGGGTAAATCGCTCTCAGCCGGTCGAAGATCTTGTTGACCAGTTGAATGGTCTGCTGGTTGATCGAGGAATTCGTCGCCCCAGGTGGTATCTTGGTGGTCGATCTGCCCTGGTTGGCTAGATGTTTGTCGATGTTGCCCATTCGGTGCCCCTATGATTTCGTCTTCCCATAATTTGTTTAACAAGTATTTAGCTGGGCTCGGTATGTATTGCTTGTTGAGCAAGTCCCACCCACCAGCTGCAATTCGTTGTTCAATGTTGATGATGATCAGGTCTAGCAATTCATCTGCCTGTGCTGGCTCCTTGCCTCTGAAGATTACTCCAAACTTCTGCACGGCTTTTTGCTTATCAACCTTTTTTGGATAGGCTGAGTAGAAGAAGTTGAACAGTCGATCAAGGTTTGTTTGATCAAGTGTTGGTTTAAGTTCTTTACGTTCTTTTAATTCTTTACATTCTTGTTTGTGTACCGTCTCATGTACCGTCAGATGTCCGTCAGGTGTACCGTCTGCTGTACTATCAGATGTACCGTCTTGCTTTGGCTCTCCCTGATATTCGTTGTAGTTACAGATAGTTATAACGCTAGTCAGATGTCCCGTTTGTTGCTTTATCATACCATCGCTTTCGAGTCGCTTCAGAAATCTTCTAACCTTCCCTCTCGACCACTTCCAGCGCTGTGTCATCGTTATTTCTGACCACCCAATTTGCCCTCTCTCAAGAGCTACCCGTTGCCTTTTGACCATGAATGAACCAGGGGCGTGATTAGTGCACATCACAAGATCAGCCCATGCCTGCCCGTAAGTGAAAGGCTCAGCCAGCCATAGTTCATGCTCAGCCAAAGACCGGTATAATTTGACCCAGCCTGTCATCGTCGTAGCTACCCCTCACCCAGCGCAAAGAACTCAGATACCTTCATATCCAGCGCCGTACAGATGCAATCGATAAGGAACAACCTGGCAGATTCTCGCCTCGTCATAGCGCTGATGGCATTGGGAGCCACGCCGATTGTCATGGCTAGCCACTTCTGGGATCTGCGCTTGAGCTTAAGGGCGCGGGTTAGGGATAGACCGGTGTTGATGCTACTCATTGGATTCATCCTCTACCCATCGGCTGATTGACGTTCGCGCCCACTGCTGGTCTTCGACATAGAAGAAGCTGTCTTGGCTTCCGAAGTAGTTGTCTGCGGTCCATCCTTCAGGAGTATGCTTAACAACTTCTTGTCGTGCCTCCTTCTTTCCTCCGTACTTAGACGGCATTTTAAAAGTTAAAGGCTCAGTCTCCCTGACTTTGCCGACGTTATGTAGGCCCCTGGTCTCAAGCGAGCATGTAACGTTAGACATACCTGTGAGGCACTCGGCAAAATCTTCGTAACTGATATCTACCGTTAAGAAAGACACTCTAGAGCCGCAGTCCTTTACCGTGATCTGTATCGTCTTCCTCCCGTCTCCCCAGGTAGGCCGAGAGATGGTGATCTGCCCCTTAAGATGTTTCATTTCGATCTCCCTCCTGCTCTATAACGCGGTAGGCGATGAATCGGTCTTTGTTTAAATGTCGGAGTCCATCTCGATAGAAGTCCCACATTATGGAGCAGGCGGGATGCCGTGATACAAAGCCGTTAGCCCTAGCCACTTCAACAATTTTGTAGCCATGCACATCGCTATTCCCTGTAGGCCAAGCTATATATCTAGGCTTATCGTGCAGCGTCACTTCAGCAGAGAGGATATGCACCTTGACTTCAGGCTCTTTACCAGACCCATAGCATCCAGCGCACAGGCTGCAACCGATAGTCCCTGTGTCTGGGTTTGAGACATACCCCGTACCTTTGCATCGACCACATTGCTTATCCAGCATCACTATTCTCCCAGCGCGATAAAGTCAGACGCCTTCATATCGAACACTTCACAGAGGTTATCGAGAGCTTGACCGGTGCAAGTGCTGGACTTTACGAGGTTGCTGATAGTCGATCTTGTCACACCCATCTTGTCTGCCAGGTCTTTCTTCTGCCATCCCTTGTCGATCAAGGCGATCTGGATTGATTTACCGATATTCATACTTATTCCCCGTGGTTGAGTTTCATCTATAGTATGGCGGCGATCCGAAAGAGTCAATAATTAATGCGAAAGGTCTTGAACTAATCATAACGAGGCGCTACAGTGAGGCATACCAAAAACGCAGACAGGACAGCAGCCATGACAAAGCACGAAGCTATAGGAGCGATGAGGAACGGGGAAAAGGTAACTCACCCCAACTTCACTGGCCGCGAATGGATGAAACTCACTAGCTTATGGTATGAGTTTGAAGATGGTGTCTTATGCCCTCCTGGTGAGTTCTGGGCATTACGGGACAGTAATAGCTGGCAGGAAGGGTGGAGCATTGTTAGCTAGCCGCCACTGGCCCACCACACTGCGCCCGCTTAATTGCGGGCTTTGAGGTGCAAATACACCAGAACGCCAGAGGACACGACGATGCACCGCAGGGGTAACTCCCGCCCACGAGCCGCTTGATTGCGGTTTCGTCGGTAACACCAAAACGAAAACGAACGAGGAATCAGAGATGGACTTAATTTGGATTATTTATTTTATCGACGTGCTTTCTTCTGGCGGAGGATACGGGGCCTTAGCCTTTCTGACGTTAATTTGCTCAGCGGGATTGGTTGGGTTCAGGCAAGCTAACTATAGCACCTACGACTCAGACAATGAGGATTCCGGTTGCTACAAAGGCAAGCGGACCAATTTGGCATACAACAGCATTTTTAAATGGATGCTGACGACTTTTATCGTGCTGGTCCTGCTTGAGTCATTCCTGCCAAGCAAAAACACGGCGTACAAAATGCTGGCTGCTTATGGCGCTACAGAGCTGGCGCAGACAGACGAGGCTGCTCGGATTGGTAGCAAGTCGCTAGAAGTTTTAGAGAAGTTTATGGATGACTACCTGAAGGAATCTGAGAGCAAGTAACCACCACCCAGCCCGTTAATTCGGGCTTTGCTGGTAGAAGCACACCAATAACGAACGAGGACGCAGAGATGAGCAAGCGTTACGGCAGAAATCAAAAGCGCCAAGCTAAGGCTGAGTTGTTGAAGGCTGAGTATAGGATTATCACGGCTGATGAATCTCTGATGTTAAACCGTCGCCACATTAGATTGCTTGAGGGCCAGCTTCACGACGTGAGTCAGATACTTGATAAGCACTTCACTGGCTTTGATCCTGTCGAGATTAGAACAAGTCGAATGGATAGCGTAAGGCTGGAGAAGCTGCAATCTATCGGCGCACCAATGATAGGGCGGTCATCACCGATAGAGATGATGCCTTTTTACGTCCATGAACTTCACTGCATGACAACAGAGGTTCTGGACGATGCGTTTGGTGGCTCCATCCATGTTCGAGTTCGTCACCAAGAAACAGGCCAAATCGGTTACGCGATCACAAAGCAAGCGTTGATGGATATGCCAGAAGAGGTATTTATTAGCACAGTGTCGCGTGAAGTGGCCATGCAGTTGAAACAAGCACTAGCCACCTAACGCAGCTAAGTAGGTAGCACCACAACGAGGATTGAGAGATGAGCGACCTTAAAGAAGGTTTTTATCATTTGCACAATGAGTCAGAAGAAACGCCTGTGCTAGTTCATGGCTACAAATGCACCGACCTTGATGGGGCTTTTGTATTTGGATTCAACGCGCATGATGGTGGAGGTCTGCTGCCATTGTCGGACTTGAGTCCGCTTACAGATGTCAGGCCAGTAACAATTACTGAAGCCTAATCACGGCTATACGGTAAACAACAGAGAGAGAATGGATATGGAAAAGCTTATCAAAAGTATCGGCGTTGTCGGAATAATCATCTTAGTCATAGGGTTGCTGTGTCTAGCTCCGATGATTTTCTTATGGAGTGTCAACTGGCTTGCCGAGATGGGCGGTGCCAGTTTCTACATCCCCCACACGCCGTGGTCATACCTTATCAGCATCATCTTTATAGGTATGGTGCGCGGCAAGTAACCAACCACAACGAGGACCGCCATCATGACCAGACAAACACGGAAGCGCATCAAAACAGCATGCTGGGTTCTAGCGTTCATAGTCTTTGTGACAGCGGCTATGTGTCTGGAAGCGGAGTTGGATCATATGGCGGCGGCGATTGGATAGGAGAGAGTGAGATGTTCGGATGCAGGCATAAGTACGGGAAGGTAGGTGGCGATGGGTTTCAATATTGCGAAAAATGCGGGAAAGCATCAGCAGCGCCAAAGAAAGTATGCACCCATAGCTGGGAGGTGGAGTCCTCATACAACACATCAAACAGGTTTACTGGCCACATTATGAGCTTTCACAGGGTCTTGCGGTGTGCAAACTGCGGTGAAATGAAGACCGTAGAAGTCTAGCAACAGATAGCGGCCAACAAAGGAGAACGAGATGATTAAATTACCAGAGACAGTAACAGGCACAATGTTCGTAGTCTTAGTCGGCGATGGACGGGTTATCCTGTCTGGGTCGGACTTCAGCACATGCACCGGATATACGTGCCTCAGTGAGCATGAGTTCACCGTAGACGTTCCTCAAGACGACCCAACCGCCAAGGTAGTGCAAGGGCTTGAGAATCGCGCAGAGGACATCCAGGCAGAGTCAGCGGCGGCGGTGCGGGTGATTATGGACCAGATCCAGCAGCTCAAATCCATCGAACATAAACCGGAGAGCCACGATGAGTAGCTCAGAGTTCTTTCAGATCGATCCAATCAACGCGGCAAAGGTGCAGTTTGCTGATGGGCAGGGCGAAGAGTCCAACCCTTTCGAAAAAGGCACCGTGCATTACGTGGCGTTTAAATACGAAATGGAGCTATTGCAGCTTGATGAAGCTAAGCGGGAGGCGATGCAGCCATGACTATCTATACGAAGCTTGCGAAGATCCAGAAGGATTTAAAAGCGCCGAAGAACCAGTACAACAGTTTCGGAAAATACAACTATCGAAGCTGCGAGGATATCCTTGAGGGGCTGAAGCTTGTCCTTGGCGACCTGGTTGTGACTATCACTGATGATGTTCAGATGATTGGCGACCGCATCTATGTCAAGGCTACGGTGACGCTTACCGATGGCAAGGAGTCTGTCTCAAACTCTGCACTTGCTCGCGAATCACTCACAAAGAAAGGGATGGATGATTCACAGATCACCGGCACCGCGTCAAGTTATGCCAGGAAGTATGCGCTTAATGGCCTGTTTCTGATTGACGATACCAAAGACGCTGACTCTATGGATAACAG